TCATAAACATCATACTTACAAATCCATTTGTAATGCCTTACAAAAAGACAACTTCTGTTAATTTATTTTCACTTCTTACATTTATACTTTTTACTTTTTTACTTTTTTCAAATTGATTCTTCAACATCGTTATCTATAATAATGACATCTATTATTGCTACATCAAATTCAGCTCAATTGCCCTTAGAATTTCAATTGTTTGAAGAAGAAGGTAATCATTCATATATTCCTTCATGGATGGAAGAATTAAGCAATCCAGTTCATGAAAATGAATATATAAATGAAATTCCTAGATGGATTGAACAATTTTATCAAAAAATAAGAATTATAAAATCAATGATTTATAAATTTATAAGACTACAAAAATATAATACTTTACTACATGTTTTTAATAATTTTACTAAAAATTATACTTTAAGATTTCTAACACATAATAGTAAATTCTTGTATACTCCTATTGCTATGGAATATAAAAAATCAGGTGCATGTTCCAAAAAAGACTGGAATGAACAATTAGAAAGATCTAAATCTAATTTACAATGTATGTGGGATGATTCTGCTACTAATAAATCTAAAGTAGGTGATGTATTTGGAGCAGTACATAATAATAATAAAGTCGAAATGTTTATGATTACATCAATTCATTCTAAAGAATCTAGATTAGATAAATGGGCATCTAATGTAGGACAAGGTAATAAACAAGTTATTTATCTCAGTAAAAAAATATATACTATTCAATGGAATGATTTTATAAATATTTCAGGATATTCACCAAATTGGAAATGTCAAGGCACCCGAAATGCTAATAAAAATTTATCATATAATATTGTATCTTATTTACTTGATAATCTGTAAGTATTTAAATTTTACCATCTTTAATTTTTTTTTCAAATTGATTCTTCAATGTTAATCTATAACACTAATATGACAAATATTCTGGTTCCTGAACTGTGGAGAATTATGAGTAGTAGTTATGAAAATAAAATTTATAAATCACCATTTTTACCTAAAAATGATGTAAGACTGTATAAAAATAATAAAAATGATATTTATGCTACTAAAGATGGATATATGAAATTTACACTTGACAATAGACTTGAATCTAAAATAATTACTAAACATGAATATGATTCTGCTATAGAAAATTATAATAATACTTTAAAATATATACAAAACTCAAACTGTACTGACTCAAAAATCAAAAGATATCTATATCATAATAGATTACAAGTTCCAAATCTTTTAAATACTAAAGATATAGAAAATAATATTGCTAATCTATCCGACATAGATAAGAAAGTGTTAGAAGAAGTTATTAAATTTCAAGAAGATATTAAAAAAAATCTAACTGATAAACAATTATTAACATATAACGATATAGGATTTATAATCTATGGAAAACCTAGTTGTGGATTATCAGTGAGTAATAGTATTAGAAAGTTATATCAAACTTATTATGAAAAAACTTACATTAATTTTTAAAAAATAGTTCTATAAATAACTTATTAATTCTCTTAAATTATACTTTTACTTTTTTCAAATTGATTCTTAGTTATTTATTTTTAATGTATGTAGTCAATATAAGAAGTAATAAAACTAGAATTTCTATTTGGAGACCAAATAATCTTAATTCCGGATCAAGTGGTAGATTTGCCAAAATAGAATTAAATAAGCTTACCATAACAAATGGATTTTCAAATAAGAATACACATTTATGGAGAGTATATTCATTCACTAATATAGAAGAATGTATAATTTTACTAAAAACATTTATTAACAATAGTAATATAACACTTGATACCGGTTCTATTTTAGAATTTTATTCTAAACTAAAATAATATATAATTTAAAAAAAAATAATTAATTTAAATATCTTGTTTATATTTTTATACTTTATACTTTTTATACTTTTTTCAAATTGATTCTAGACAATTTATCTATAACAATGACTACATTCATCACACAATTTGAACTTAATAATATTGCTTCAAATATTGCTAATTACAATCTAGAGATTCTTAATGTTACTAAAAAAACAACTAAAAATGTCCGATTAGCTGTTTCAGGTGAAACAATTATTACATATATTGATGTAAATGACACTATCACAGAAGAAGTTTCTAGAATAGTACCTAATGAAGGCACATTTATAGTTATCAGTGATAAATTGAAAAATTCAAGTATTTATAATCATGAGTATTTTATACCTATTGAAGATTTTCTATCTAGATATGTAGAATTAAATGGTAATCAAATATTACCTCTCAATATAACTACTGATTATAAAGTAGTTAAAGCAATAGGTAATGCATCAGTTTTCAAAAATCTACCTGAATTTACACCTAATGGTCTGTATGAAAAACCTAATAGTTGGGGTGGTGACTCTACACCAGCCAGTGGAGCCAATACTGAAGGCTATTGGATGGCTTCAGTTCAAAAACCCAAAGAATGGTATTTTGTACCTATAGAACATTTTAATAAGGACTATCAATTGCTGTAATTTCAATTATACTTATACTTTTAACTTTTTTGAAATTGATTTTGTATAACTATTCATTAAGAATGATTCAAGAACTACATAATACGCAAAATTTTCTTAGGAAGTTAAATCAAGAAACACAAAAAATATACTATAATCACCTTAATAATTATATGAGTAAATCATGGACTCATCTTTATAGGGATTATAGAGAACACTTAAAAAATAAATCAATAATTACATATAAATTAACTAGTATAATGTATAAATCTATAATTAAATCAAGTAAAATCAAAAAAATAAATAATAAAGTAATCAAATCTGAATCTAAACCTCAATCTAAACCAGTCTTATCAAAACCAATCTTATCAAAACCAATCTTATCAAAACCAATCTTATCAAAACCAATCTTATCTAAACCAGTCTTATCAAAACCAATTGAATCTAAACCAAAACCTAAACCAGTTGAATCTAAACAAGTCTTATCAAAACCAGTCTTATCAAAACCAGTCTTATCAAAACCAATCTTATCTAAACCAGTCTTATCAAAACCAATCTTATCTAAACCAATTGAATCTCACAAAGTTGAAAAAGTAAAACTAAAATATACAGGAAAAATATCTCACACACCATTAGTTAATTATAAGGAATGGAAAAAAAATCAGTTAAATATATCTAATTTATCACAATCATTACTCAAATCTGAGCAAGTTAATGACGGTTTTAATAAAGATATATATAATGATACAAAACCTTGGTATAATTATATATCAATTAATATGATAATTTAAATTCTAATATAGTTATATTCTTCATTTTTTTTTTCTTTTATTTATTATGAGCAAACATTTAACCTATCTAAAACATTTTGAAACAAAAGAATTTAAATATATTACCAGTATAATGAAACCTTTAAAAGTAGGAACCGATTGTAGTGGTATAGAAGCACCATTACAAGCACTTAAATTACTTAATATACCTCATAAGCATATTTTTAGTTGTGATAATGACCCGCATGTAGTTACTTCTATAAAAGCAAATAATTCCCCTAAAATTTTATATGATGATATTTTTACAAGAAATGATAAGGAGTTACCACTAATTGATTTATATATTGCTGGATTTCCTTGTCAAACATTTAGTACATTAGGTAAAAGACAGGGTTTTCACGATACAAGAGGAACTGTATTTTTTCAATGTTATACTGCTATAAGAAACTGTTCTCCTAATTTTTTTATATTAGAAAATGTTAAAGGTCTTATTAATCATGATAAAGGTAAAACATTTGAAACTATATTAGATGAATTAGAAAAATTAAAACAATACAATGTATATTGGAAATTATTTAACACTAAAGATTATGGTGTTCCACAAAGTAGAGAAAGAATATATATAGTAGGTATCAAAAAAAATATTGATCTTGGTTTCAAATTTCCTAAACCAGTACCACTCGAAATTACAGTCAGAGATATTATTATTGACAATCCTGATATTGACCCTAAATTTGGTTATTTAACTAATCACAAACAAAATTTAATCGATGAACTTAAAAAAAATCAAAAAGTAGGAGATTTATCCGATAATTGGTCAATGAATCTTAATGTATCTAATTATAAAAGATGTGGTCCTATGAAAGATATATGCCCTACAATACTTGCTGGTAATGGTGGTGATTGTATATTTTATTTAAGCAGTATTCAAAGAAGATATACACCTAGAGAATATTTAAATTTACAAGGTTTCGGTGATTTTAATCAAGCCGTTTCAAATTCAAAATTATATAAACAAATAGGTAATTCTATGAGTGTTAATATTTTAGCATTTATTTATAAAGCTATTTTAACTAAAGTTAAACTATAATTATTTTATTTTTTCTATGGTATATTATATGAATAATTATAAAACAAAATATTTAAAATATAAAACAAAATATTTAAAGCTAAAGGGTGGTGGTCTAGATAATTTTGAGCTATCTAAGGGAGAAAAAAGAATATCTGAAAATAATCCATTATATTTAAAATATATGAAAGATTCATTAGATCCTGACCCTACTACTCCTAAATCACCTAATACACCCTTATCACCTAATACACCAGATAATTCACCTGAACCTATAGCACCTAATATAATTCTACATAATGCTCCACCACAAATACCTAATGTTTCTAAATCCTATACAACTGAAATAGCAGGTGCTATGGTAGGTGTATCCATAATAAGTTGTTTATTAATAAATATATTAAAAACATAAATATATCAAAAACATAAATATATCAAAAACATAAATATATCAATAAGAATGCTTAAAAAATACTTAATTTCTTATTATACTAATAAATTATTTGAAATCAAAAATGGATACTGGGAATTAAATACAGGTAAATGAAATGGTATTTCAATATTACATAGTAAAGAAAATTATCCATTTAAAGTACATAAAACCTATCAATTTTTACCTATTATAAAAATTTAATTATTTACTATTTTTAAATAACCATTTCAAGCCAAAACTTTTAATATAGTTTTTAAAAACTAAAATAATTTAATATTATATAGTATATAATGAATATAAAATTAAAATTAGTAAAATTACTTGATATATTTATATTAGGTAATATTTATATGTTTTTAGGGTGTCTTATAAGTAGTTATTTTAAAAAATATATTTGTAAACCTTATGATAGAAAAAAAAGTAAGTTTATGAATTTTTTACAATTAATAATAGAAATAGGATTAATTATGATTAGTGTATACATTATAAGAAATTTTGTAAAATATCAGATTCCTAATCCACTTAATAATTTATATGGATTTGATTCTAATAGAGTAAAAGAACTAGGTGGTGGAATTGTCCTAGCATTTGCGTTTTTATTATATATGAAAGACTCTATAAAATCTAAAATCGATGAATTATATAATTGGTTTGAATAAATATATATTACTTAATAGTTGTTTTTTTTGTCCAATATTATCCATTTTAATAAAATAAATAATAAAATCAGTTTATAGAAATTTAATTATTTACTATTTTTTATATTAAAATGAAGTTTTAAAAATTTCATAGGAATATGTAATGAGTATTTTTCATCCGCATAATATGATGTAAGAATATTTGGACTTGTATTTACTTCATTTATACCACAATTTTGTATTTTATAAGATTTACTTATATCTTCTATTAAAATATCTGCTCCACTTATTTTTAATCCTAATATTTTATTTATTTTTTTAAACATTTCCAAATTATCTTTATGAACCTCTTTAATTGATACTCTATGTAAATAACCCCCATAATCTATTGTTCCAATATAATGTGGATTTACTCTTTTTTTTAATTCAATCACATAATTACTACTTAAATTTATACTATTTAAATAAGGTTCATTTATAATTATAGGATGTTTTTTATGATATTTATCTGTTTTATTTTTTATATCTGTTAACTCTTTAATAGTATGTATTCCATCACCTATTACATATCCAGGTGTCCTTCTTATAATATCTAATATAATATCATTATAACATATAATTCTATAATCTGTTCCAATAATATAAGACTCTAACATTATTTTATGTGTTTTACTTTTAGGTATAATTTTATTTAAAAAATGTTCTGTCAAAATATTTTTTAATTCTGTATCATTTTTTATATTTATAAACACTTTAACTCCACCCATACTATCTATAGGTTTAACTACTAATGGATATTTTATTGTTTTTGTTTTTATAATATAATCAATATATTCTAATGACTCTACTTTATCAAAAACTTCATGAATTGGAACTTTTATTTTATTTTCAATTAATTTCTTATTTATATTAGATTTATTACATTTTATTTTTTTACATATATTTCTATTTATATTATGAAGTGTATATCTATATTTTAATATTTCATTATTATGAATAATATGAATATTATTTTTATCTAGCAAGTTATATTTTAAATTTAATTTTTTACAACAAATTATTAAAATTCTTATTGCTTTATGTAGTTTTATTTTACCTCCTTTGAATTTATTTTTTTTATATAAACATACTAGTAAAATAATAACAAAAAATATAATTATAATATTACCCATATACTATTATCAATTATAATTTATATAAATTATTTAAAATAATATTTTAAAGATTAAATTATTAATGTATTATACTTCTTCAGGTAATCTAATAAATAACCCTTTAGAATATTCTAAAACGGGTGCTCCTATGTATAAATCTACTAATAAAAATAATACAAAATATACTAATGTAAATGAAAAAACATATATTTATTGTCTTTCTTTAGAAAATGGAAAAAAATATATCGGAAAAACCACTAATATTGACCGTAGATTACAACAACATTTCAATGGAAATGGTGCTAAAGTTACACAAAAATTTAAACCATTAGATGCTTCTATTATTGATTCATGTCCTGGATATACTTCTAGTTCAATCGAACAAAAACATACTAATAATTATATAAATCAATACGGTTACGAAAATGTAAGAGGTGGTTGTTACACTAACTCCAAAACTTTTCATAAAACATATTCAAATAGTGATAATGACTCAAATAGTGATTCTTTTGAATTATTAAGTAATTCAAATAGTGATAATGACTTAAATAGTGATTCTTTTGAAGTATTAAGTGATTCAAATAGTGATAATTATTCAAATAGTGATAATGATTCTTTTGAAGTATTAAGCGATTCTAGTTATTAGATAAATATTGATTCCGAATATTTATTACATAGTAATTTATGTTTTATTAGCATTAATTGATTATATTTTTTTTTAAATATTATATTTTCAATAATATTAGTTATTTTAATTTTCATACTTACATTTCTATAACTCACTTTACTTTTTATAGATTTATTTATAAAAGTAATTCTTTTATAATAATAAAAATAGTTTTTCATTATATTATTATAATTAAAACATTTTGATACAACTATACATAAACCTAATTTCTTAAATATATTTATATTTTTTAAATATTTATACTTTAATTGTATTTTACTAATCCCTTGAATTAACTTTATTTTATTTAAATTATCTAAGTAATTATTTACAAATATATTAAATTTATTTTTAATAATTCCATTTTTTATATTTTTATAATAATTATTTATTATTTTACATAACTTTAAAGTTTTACAATTTATGTTTATAATATTTTGTTTTATAATTATATTATTTACTATTTTACTCCATATTGTTTTTATATGAAATACTTTATTTTGTACATCTTCCAATGATGTATTATTTAATTCATATTCAAAACTTTTTTTTAATGATATATTTTCTAATTGTAAATCTTGATATTCATATACTATACTTTTAATTTTATCTAATATAAATTTAAGTTTTATATTTAAATTACTTGATAAAAATAATGATTTATTAGGTAATATATTAAATAATAAATCTAAATTATCATCACCTATAAAAGATACATTTATTCTTACAAACTTACGATTTGTTTCATCTTTTACATATATATTATCATATTTATTAGGTACATCATACAAATCTAATCCATTACGAGTTATCATAATTCCATTTATACTACTTTTATATTTTAGATTTTTATAATATAACTCTTGATTATTATGAAGTGTTTTATTTAATATATTACATTTTATCTTAATTTTTCCTATTTGATCTACTTTTCTTAATTTATCAAATATACATTTACTTTTATTATATTTATAAATCGTATTATTATATTCTATAGCAAATAATGTATTTTTTTGAGTTTTATATACAATTATATCAAATTCTAATTGATTATTTGTTTTATTCCAACATAACCAATCAAACTTATCTATTGTTTTTATTGATTCCTTATTTATTTTTATAATCTTATCAATACTATATATTCCATATTTAAAATTACACATATATTTTGATAATTTTAATTTTATTGTATTATATAATTCTTGATAAATTTTACTATTATCTTCTTCATAATCTTCCAATTCCAAACAATTTATTTGATATACTACTGTTCCAGAAAACTCGTTAAGTGAATTTTCATTATCTTGAATTAAATCTAATTCTTTTAGTATATTAATAAATATTTTCTCTCTTTTTTTATTACAAAAACCGCTATCTATACAATTTTTATATACACCTCCATAAGCATATTCTTTCAAATTATCACAATTAAATTCACAATAAACCATATCCTCTTTATTTTTCTTTTTAGATAAAATTATCCATTTTCCTCCAAATTTTAAAAATGCCTCTTTTAATCCTATATTAAAAGTTCCTATATCACCAGTTGTTCTAAAAGATGAATCATAAAATTTTTTTAATTTTTCTATATCTGTTTTATCCATACCAATTCCATTATCTACTATAATCGGTTTAGTATAATTATCATTTAACATATATATATTAGTTGCTTTAGCTGCTAAAGAATTATGAATTAATTCACTTAACGCCGTTTCATATGTATGCGAATTTCCATTAATTCTACTTTTTATAAAACCCCTTGAATCAATATTTATATCAGACATTAAATATATAGTATATATAAATCAATTTATTAAAGTAATTTAAATTATTTTAAATTGATTTTTTTATTTAATCATATTAACAACAATGGATCCATATTATTTCCTAGATATTTCTTCAAGTGATTCTGATTCTGATTTATCTGAATGTTGTGAATGTGAACCTAATGGAAATTGGACTATTGATACTTCCTCAGAAGATTATAGTATTATTTATAATGGTAATTCATATGATACACTTAAATATATTAATGATAAAAAAACACTATACTTCTTTAATATATTTTATAATATTGAACTAAAATTACAATTAAAATTAGAACTTTTATAAATACCATCTCGAAATGGTCATTTTTCTGAAGAAAACACCATTTTTCTGAAATAATTCATTTTTTTCTAAAGGATTTTCTGAACAAATTTTTTCCAAAATAGAATTTTTTTTTAGGTTTCTCCCCCCCCCCCCTTCTTTTTTTTAGACAATAATTAGACCATATTAGACAGTTTGTCTAAAATTAAAACATTTAAAAAATAAAATATATTTGTATAGTATAATATGATATACAATTGTGTAAGATGTGGATATGAAACAAAACACAAAGGTCATTTTAACAATCACCTAAATCGTAAAAAAATATGTATACCTATACTAGAAAACATTAGTATACTGGATATAAAAAACTATTATAATATGGATTTAGACATAATCCCTCAAATAACTCAAAATAACTCAAAAATGCTAAGTATAACCTCAAAAATACCTCAAAAAAAGGTAAAAAATGAGGGACATAAACAATGTCCTTATTGTTGTAAAGAATTTTCAAGAGTAGATAATTTAAATCGTCATTTTAAAACATGTAAAAATAAAAAAAAACTAGATCAAGAAAATAAAATTACACTATTAGAAAAAGATAAAGAAGATTTAATAGAAACTGTAGAAAAACTACTAATAGAATGTAGTAATATGAAAGAAATTATTAAAACTACCAAATATACTAAAGAAACAAACACAAGTATAATTAATTCAAATAACTCACATAATTCAAATAATTCAAATAATTCTAATAATACAAATAGTAATAATACTATTATTATAAATAATTATGGTAATGAAGATACTAAATATATTACTAAGGATTTCATAATAAATTTGCTAACTAGTAAACCATTCAAAGCTATTCCTGAAATGATTAAATATACGCATTTTAATAATGACCATCCAGAAAATCAAAATATCAAAATTACAAATAAAAAAGAACCTTATGTAAAAGTAATGAAAGATAATAAATGGGAATATCAAGATCGTAAGAATACAATAACGGATTTAATAGATAAACAACATATAAAAATTAGT